TAAATAATGCTCTTTTTTCGAGAAATAATTGTGTCCTCCTGCTACTGATTCGGATGTTTCGTGGTCTAATCTAGTAGGACATTTATCTACTAAGAATTTAAGAATATCCCATTTATCTTCCGTTTCTATATTTAGTGTTTCAAATGAAGATGGCATGTAAATTGTGTTGCCAAATTTTTCTTTATTATCAAAATATTGACTTTCATAAAAAGAAAATATGGTGTTGTCTAATATATTCTTTTTGTATAATTTAGATAGCATAAAAGCTCTATGCCATCTCCATCCACATCTATTATAACTTAAAAATCTTTTGGGTCTTATTTTAGTTTTATCTAAATCTGATTTAAATACAATAGATACGTTTTTATCTTTATATATGTTTAATTTTATTTCTTCTATTGATGGGTTCGTTTTATGTGCTAAAACATATTGTGGAAATGAAATTGTTTTTACATCATCATGCTTTAGTTTAATATTGTTATTAATAACCACAACCTTATTATATGGAATATTATGCTTTTTTCTAAATTCTATTATTTTATTCCAAAATTCATCGGATACTTTGTAGTTTCCTTCTCTTAAATCTGATAAAACAAAAAATGTATTTGGATTTGTTTTTAAAAGTTTTAATGATTTTTCTGATAAATTTAAAACCTCATCCATATTAAAATCGTTAAGTATAATATGGTCGTTATGATTTACTATTATATTTACCCAATTTTTTAAATTATCAGAACTTATTTCATTTATATTTTTTCTTTCAATGAATTTAAATTCAGTTGCATACCTTTCAACATTTAACTCTGGCCTATCAAATAAAACAGAAATGCCCTTATATTTTTTAGGAACATTAACATATGGTTCAAAAATTTTTTGTTTAGATAAATCTTTATAAGTTTTATTCGAACCACAATCATCATTATAATCGTTTATTCTATCTGAATGAAATATTTCTAACCCACGTTTCGCTTGTTCAGGAGTCATATACATATGATATCCTATACATTGAAAATCATCATCAACATACATTTTAGTAAAATCTCTACCATCGTATATTCTGGGTCTTGCCCAATTTATGAAATCTCTATCTTCAGTCAAAATCATACCACCTGTACCTATATTTAATATTTTTTTATGGTGGAATGAAAGAATTTGATACGTCATTTTAGTATGCATATTTTTTTTAAACCTAGTTGCCGAATCCCAAATTGGATATGGGAATAATTGATATTCTCCCTCCCATTCGTAATCTATAAAATAGGGCGTATTACCACTATGTATTATTTGTGATGGTACTGAAACATAGGTGTTATTTGGAATAAAAATTGTTTTATTTTTAACATTTAAATATTCCAATAATAGCTTTATAGCATTGGTATTTGAATCAACTGCCAACGCTAAGTTAGACCCACAATATTTTGATATCGTACATTCAAAATGAGTAACCCAGCCCCAATCATTAACAATTGGGTACATTTTTTCTATATCCATTATTTTTTATCTATTGGGTTCTCTCCATCAAACCAATACAAACTCCTATGAGGATTATCGTTTGTTGCATTTGATGTATAATAAAAAAATCTAAATCCATCTCTAAATTCACCTTCTGGTGCATTTATTGGATTCGGATGTCCGTGAAATCCTAATTCATCATGTTTCCATATAACGCAGTTTCCCCACTTTGGAAAATATCTTTTAACACAATGTGTATTTTTTTTATCCCAAAGTTGTATATCTCCGTTCCATTCTTCTTTCCAATTTTTGTTTAGATATATCATAACTGTTAATTCTCTGTTTAACTTTATGGTATCATTCCAATTAAAATCGGTATGTATTTTTAAACTATCTTCTCTACCACAACGCATATATCCTGCTCCATGCAAATGAATATCTGGTATCAATCCATTTATTCCTGTTAATTGCTCTAAAAACTTTACAAAATCTGATGAATGAAATTCCGAAATAAGTTGAAATGCAATTGGAGTATCTATTTTATTATGCTTACACCATTCATACATCATTGAGCCATTTCTATCAAAAACTTTAAACTCGTTTCTTCTCAATTCGAAAAGTTCTTCCAATTCACATTTTAAATTTGATGCCGTTGTATCATCTAATAGTTGTGGAAATTCCCAATTTGGAATGGGTGAGTCGGAATATTTATAACACTTATTTAATATCATACTATGTTCTATTTACATCTAAACTAATACAATGTGGTCCTCCACTAAAAGTTCTAGCATGCCTCATTTTTACAGGCATAGAATCTATACCCCACTTATTCAATTCTAGCATCAGCTCAGTTTGATGTTCTTCTACCATAACTAAATTTTTATTAATAGAAAGAATATTCATTCCCAACCAAGGTGAAGCAGGACACCAATCTTCCATAACTTGTGTAGGGAATGGATTGGGCGCCCATATCTTATCCCAATTTTTTAAAAATTTGGGTAAGTTATTATCGTTTACTCTTGATGGATTTAGTAGTACTAAACCTTCTCTAAGAAAAACAAATGTTGTATCTATATGTATGTATGCATAAATATTTTCCGCTGTGTGGACTTTATATTTTTTATCTATGTTTTCTTTTAACCAATTTTCTAACCATCTTGCTCCATCTTTATTTCCCGTATTGGATACCAAATAAAGAATATCATACCCCGCTTTAATTATATTTGCTGCATCAAAAACTGGTTCACCATCTAAAAGGGTTGGTTTACTTAAATCTTTTCTTTGATAAATGGAATCTAAAAGTTTTGGTTTAGGTGCTTCAAACCAATGATTTTGGTCAAATAGAGGTTTACAAGTTTCAGCTTCAAATTGTCTATGCCTCAATGTCATCGGTGTTGCTAAGACCTTATCTTGTACAACCAACATAGAATCTCTAGGACAATAATTGTAATATCCATCAACATTCCAAAAATCATTACCTTTTAATTCGGAAAAATCTCTATCTAAAGGTCTATGTACTTTGATTCCCATCGATTTCAATTTAGATGCTATTTCATCCAAATCTTCATTTGTTTCATCTATTAATTGTTGTGGGTATAATCCGTGTGGTCTATTATTAAATTCATCAGCTGAAAGATGTGCATAATCTATACAATGTAAGCATTTATCGCCAATAGATGGCACTCTAGCATTGTTTGCAGTACCAATTATTATTTCATTTAGTTCACCCCATTCAGAAAATACATTTGGCTTTATTGTGTACATTAAGCTAAAACTTTTATTAATTTTTTAAAAGTTTCATCAGAACTATCTGATGTATCCAAATCTACATAAAATTCGGTAGGAGGTTCATAATCTAATGCGAACTTATCTTCTCTACCTCTCATTTTCTTAGTATGGCAATAAATTTCAGTAACTTTACATTCTGATTTAAGTTGCTCTCGTAATTCTTTGTATGGTGATACTAAACTGATAACAACATCGTTACCACAATTATCTAAATATTTTGCAATATCAAACGCTTTACCGATATTCTTATATCTACCTTCTTTTGAATAATCTTTGTTTGGGAATAGTTCTCTTAATTGGTCACCATCAATGTGAAATACGGATTTACGCCAATTCTTTTTATCGGTTTGTAACCAAAATTGTAACTTTTTTCCTAATGTAGTTTTACCGCTACCAGGCTGCCCTGTGAAAAGATATACCATAACTATTTAATCACTTTATTAAGATAATATGTAAACAGTTCCTGCAGTACATACAACGTTTACAGGATAGCAAGGGAATGGTTCACCAACTGCTAAGTGTTCTAATAAAATTGAACCGCTACCCTCTAATTCAACTAAACCAGATGTAGCCGATGTCCCTCTTAATACGCCCCACACATTTTTGTGAGTTCCATTTTGTAAATTGCAAGAACCAGATTGACCAGCTGCCAATGATACTGCTTTAAATCCTCTATAATTTGCCATTTTATTTTATTTTAATATAAATATATCATTTCTTTTTTAAAGTAAATTGAGCTGCTTTATATGCTTTTGTATCTTTATCGTATTTTAAGGCCGAACCCAATTTAATCATTTTACCTGTTTCAGGATTTTTAATTTTTTTATCAAAATCTATTTTGGGTAGTAAATTTTTTAGTTTTATATTCCCCACCATATCTTTTTTTCCTTTAATAAAATCCTTTTCTTTTTTATTACTATCTAAATTATCTTGCTTTGGTGCTTTTGGTATATCATGCTGAACGTGTCTTACTTTCAAAGATACTTTTGGGTATTTTTTACCTAATTTTTTCACAGCTTCTACATTCTTATGAGAATCATCAATAAAAAATACATCATTAACTCCATCTTTTATCTTATTCTCAATCCAATCTGCTTTCTTTTGTGGGTCAGAATCAGCTAATGCTACTACAAATACATTATCTACACCAATATCTTTTAAATAATTCTTAACAGGTTTGTATGCACCTCTCGCAGTCAAAATAACTACATCAGAACCACCTACTCTTAAAACGTTTTTAAGTAAACGTGTTACACCTTTTATTTCTTGTGGATGTTTTACACTCTGAAAATCTGAAAAATCAAAAGTATCACCTTCTTTTGGTTCATACACAGCGTATTCTCCTGGCGTCAACTTTGATTTTTTGCCATCTTTACTTTTAACATATATGCTTGATTTTGTTTTTACCAATGTATCATCAAAATCAAATACTCTTAACTTCTTATCACCTTTAGCTTCATTCATAGGAATAAACGCAGATAACATTGGATTAGAATATACTTTTCCAAACTCAACTTCAAATCCATTGTACGCTCCCTTTGTGAATCTATTTTTAACCATTCAATGTAGACTTCTTTGTTCTATTTTTTTTGGCAAGTTCTTCGTTATCTTTAGTAAGATATTCTACCTTAACAGTCAATGCTGCTACTTGCTTAGTTAAATCCAAAATCATATCGCGCATTTCATCCTTTTCTTTTGATGATTCTCCTAATAAAGCTTCTAATTTTGCTATTCGGTTTTTACAATCGTGTCTGATGAATTCATCATCCCTTTCTCTTCTTTGAGCTCTTTTCTCATAATAACGAAAAGCTGATGCTCCACCCAATACAGTTATTGCGGTAATTAATACTGAATATACGTTTTCCATCTTTTAAATTAAAATTTCTTTTCTTATTTGACTACTTCTTTTTCATCAAAATATGTATTGACTTGGTTTATAAAGTTTTGAGATTGTGAAATATGATCCTGAATCCATGCCATCAAATTTATTTCCTTTGTACCAATTTTACCTTTAAGTTCTGTTGCGTTTTTTATAATATCATCCAGTTGATTCATTATCATTCCAACTTCGTGGTCTTCTTCATTTACAACGGGTTCTTCAACATCAAAATCAACACTACTTACTGTAGATTTTAAATTTGTTTCTGGAGTTAATGTCGAATAAGATACTGATTTTTTTGATTTCTTATAAGTGGTTTCTTCTTCAGATATTTTATGTCTAAGTAATTCAGTCATTTTGTTGAATACTTGCTCACCATCTGATTCACCTAAACGATATGCACCACCTAATTTTTCGTAAATTTGAATTTTATTTTTCATTAGCATTTTCTTTTCTGCCAATTTATTCCAAATTTTAGGATGTGTTACTTCAAACTTCATATTTTTTACTTTATATACGAATATAAATATTAAATTTTTATCAAACCACTTTCTAAAGTTACTAAATTATTTATTTCTATTCTAAATATATCCCATTCCATTACACCAACATCCCCACTTTCTTTTATTATATCTCCTAAATGGTATAAAAATTGTATATTATCTTTTGTAAGCTTCTTAGCATCAAACTCTACTATAACATCTTCGTAATCCGATGGTGGTTGGTTTCCTATGTAAGCGATACGTTTAGATAAATCATAATTGGTATGTTCTGATTCCATCTCAACATAATCCCAAGCCCTTCCGATTTCAAATCTTTCGTTTACATATATTCTATCACATATTGGTTCTAATAGCTCTAATAATGGTAAATTACAATTATGAACAACTATACCAATATTATATTTTGGAGTTACTATTGGATACTGATATTCATCATATTTTGGTGATGTTCCCCATTTTCTTAAAAATTCTCTCGTGTTATTTCTGGCCAATTTATTCCAATTATCGGAACGTTTAGTAAGTTCTTCCGTTTTAGTAGCGTGTTCAAATTGACCACCTCTACACGTTAAATGATACACCATAGCGTTCCAAGGCTGAATGAAATCAAATCCGTTTAATAAAAATCTATTAAATAAATCTCTATCTTCACTGTGTGAGTTTAATGATTCATCGTGTCCACCAACTACCCAATAATCATCTTTGTGAATCAGCCAAGGTGCAAATACACCCTTTGTAATTTTATTATTATTTAAATTACTTTCTACAAATTCATTAAATTGTTGTTTCTTAAACCCATCGTCCACATCTTCTTCAGGCCACATACCAAAATCTTCTACGATTTTAGCAGGGTCACCTGGGTGTAATGGTGGTTCTATTCTCGTTGCTGATATAACTAACCCTCTTTTCCATTGGTTATATAAATATAAATCAACATTTTTACCAGCTATCATATCGGCATGGTATATTAGAATAAAATCGGTTGTTGCTTTTTTAGCAATATTATTATAAATAGCAGCAATACCACTCACACCTTTCGTAACGATAATACTACTATCGTTTTTGTAATAGTTTTCTAATTCTACATCTTCACCATCGATTCCGATATGAATGATATGGTCATTTCTATAACAATTTTCTTTAATATATTGAACGGCATATTTTACATATCTAAAGTTATTCTTACTAGCAATTGCGAATGTAATTTGTGGTATATTATTTTCCATCAACTCCTTCTATTATATGTCTATCCCAACCTATGTGGGTAATATATGTTTCCAAAAATCTCATTGCTATCATTCCTCTCTTAGCATATTCTACTGAAATATCACATTCTAATGTAACTCCACCACTTTGTTCTGCCGGCGTTATTCTTTCACACCCATCATATCCATTTGGTAATTTTTTCCAATCGGATAGCCTTTTAAGACCTGGATTGAAACTAAAACCATTCCAAACACCTGTATATTTTAGTAGTACCATTTGTAACCCATCTACTTCATATAATTCTTCGTTCCAAGGATGGGGTGCAGTTTTATCATCAGTTCCTCTCAACCAAACTTGTAGTATATTTTCATCGGCTTCCAACACTTTCATAGAATCTTCAATAAATTCTTTTTTAAGGAATAGCCAATCTTCTTCCATATGAAAGATGTATTCGGTATCGACCAAACCATATACATAATCTATTGAACGAATCTGATATCGTTTTGGATTATTGTAAATTAATTCAATTGGAAATTGGTATTTGGTTTTAACAAAGTCATTACAACCAAAATTCATTCCATCATCTATGATAATAAATCGTTTGATTGGATATGTATTCATTTCAAAAAAACTATCCAATGTCTTTTCTAATAAATCAGCTCTATTGCATGCCGTTAGTACTACTGTAACTTCTTTCATATTTAATATTTTGAAAATACTATTATATTACCATATTCATTTGTCCATTTTTCACATTCTATTTCAGAAAAAACAAACTTCCATTGTGAGTATAATGGATTATGCTGTGCTACATCTTCTATAAAATAATAACCACCATCATTTAATCTTTTCCACAAATTTCTAAATGTTGCCATTTGTGCTTCAGCTAAATGTAATCCATCATCTATAATAATATCGAATTTCATATCACCCAATATACTATCACAATCATCCGGATTTGTAGAATCAAATAAAAATGTTTTTATTCTATCTTCTTCGAACATACAATCTTTTTGAACATCTCCACCATATATGTTTGAATTTGGAAAGAAATCCCTAAATGCTCTTAAAGATGCTCCAGGCCTATATCCATCGCCGGCGTATCCGACCATACTTGATGGTACATCCAATATCATTGTTCCTATACCTATTTCCAATAAGTTTATATTTTTAGTTTTAATTGGACTAAAAATCGTATGATATATTGAAGTATATTCATTTTTGTTTTTATCACTACCATATTTATCGATAAGTTCTCTAAGCCTATTCATAGTTTTTTGTATAAAAACTTTTTAATTCGTTTGCAAAATTATCATTTGCTATTTTAGTAAATTCAGCTTTTCTATTTTTCGATGAAATAAAACTTTTAATAGTTTCGTTTGGTCTTTGTGTATAACTCTCACCTATTATAAGATTCTCCATTATAAATTGAGATACTTGCTCTCCTTTACTTTTCATAATTTTAGCACACTCAATTACAAATGTATCTTCTAATCCATAGTGCCCCAATGATTCCGGTACACCCGTCTTTTCTAATAAAGATTTACTTATTAAAGTAAACCAACCACCAGCAAATTTAAATGTTTCTATTTCCTTTATAGCAACTTCTCCTATTTGTGGTAATGTATCTTCATAAACATCGGCTACTAATTCATAATCTAGCTGATAATTCCAAAATCTTTCATTAACTATTACATCCCAAGTATTATCCCATTGCTTTACAAATTGAGGCGTAACTACAAACATATCCATTCCAGCTTCTTTTAACATTTTAAATGATGAAGCTGAATAAAATAAAGTAGTGTCTTTGAATGTGAAATCACAATCCAACCAAATAAAAAAATCAGCATCTGAATTATTTTTTAAACTATATCTTCTTTGAGATACACATCCTAATATATTTGGATTACCCCATTGTAAATCCCATACACACCAACCTAAATATTTTTCAACTAATTCAATTGTTCTTTCTTTAACATATTCTTTTGGTAGTTTTGAATTTTCCCAATCTGTCAATTCATCAGATAGACACATTGTAATATCAACTTTGTAATCGATACTTTTATCTCTAAATACGGAGTTTCTCTTTAGCATATTCAGAGTCAATGCTAAATCTTCTAACTCCTGCGGCATCGCAAATATTGTTATAACTCCTTTCATTATCTTATAATTTGTCCATCGGCTTTATCTAAACTAGTTGGGTGTTCTACCACATCAATACCACTATTAGTTAAATGCCATCTTAGTAAATATTCGTTTCTTAATCCACTATCTTGACCAGGCCATCCTCCTTTTAAAAATTCTACATAGTTTAAATCGTAATTTAAATACCAATCTATTTTACGATACAATTGTGAATATATTCCCATATTAGTTTGGTTACCAATAGCAAATACATCATAGTATCCTCTATGCTTAACCCTTTCATCGGTTCTCCAATCCCAAACATGCACTTTATTTAAATCCAATGATTCTAAATCTAATAACGAATCTTCGTATTGTAAATCAAAACGAGTTCTAATTACAGCATCATATTGTTTATCAATAAGTGAATAGGATTGATACAATGAATACCACATTGATTTTGAATTCTGAAGTGGTTGTCTCCATAATGGGTCAACTATGCCTTTATCATCAAATGTTTTTTGGGATTCTACTGAAAATACTTTTGCTTTATATAAATCCTTTATTTCCGATAAATAATTATCTGCATACTCATAAACATCTTTTGGTCTATCTTTGAAAAATTGAGTTGCTTCAAATTTACCGCCTGCCCAAGTATGTAGATAAACATCACAATCGTATCTATCTAAATACGATTTCTTTAAATTATCGTAACCAATTTTATAATTTCTTGGTTGGCCTGATATTAATACTGCTACTTTCATTATTTATATTTTTCTATAAAATCTGAACAAACTCCAGCTGCTTCTGATACATCATCATTGTATATTTCAGGCAAAACAGCTATACTTCCATTTATTGGTTGTTTGCCAGGAAATGCCCATATCCAATTTTCTGATGTTAGTGTTACTGTGTCGGTTTCATGCCAAAAATAATTAAATAATTCCAACGAATAATCGATATCAGTAAGATATAATAGAGCATCTATGTTTTTGCAATGAATCCATAAATTTGAACTTCTTTCTTTTAACCAATCCCATCCTATTGGATATTGTGGATTATCATGTCCTAAAAATAATTCACCCTCTATACCCCAAACATCAATCTCTACATCATATCCTAAATCCAATGCGGTTTGTATATAATCCGGTTTATTCTCTGCTTTAGGTATTCTACCATTCACATTTCCTCTATGCGATATTAGTATCATATTAATATTCCTCCCCTTCTACAACTTTTCTAGCATCTCCTCTTTCAAAGCTGTGGTTTTTTGATTTAATTGAATGGTACATATGAACTCCAAATGCACCAATTTCAGTTGAACGATTTATTCCACCTTGATTAAACCCAACGTTGAACAAATCATGTGCACCTCCCCAAGTTGCGTTTGGATTCAATGCTCTACTTGCTATTTGATGGCAAATACTTAATACATCATTTGTAAATACGTGTAGATTATAATCGTTTTGTATATTATGAGATACAAATTTAATAGATGAGTCTGTATCCGGCTTTCCGTTTGATGAATATTCTTTATACGGGTCATTTAATGAACCTGGCGTAATTGGATGATTCGTTCCACCTCTGTAATAAGTTGCTAATGGTGCTACTTCAAATTTATCTAACTTACACAATTCATCGATTTCTAATTGCGGTATTTTTGATTTTGCGTTATATATTGGTAAACTCCATATCGAATTTATATCAGTATGATTTTTAAATACTTTGTTGAAGTTATGGGATACACAATAATCTGATTTTAACAATAAAGTTTTGCCTGGTTTATTTAAACCATTTTCCACTAACATTCCTAATTGGTTAATGATATCCTGCGTTAGTGTTCTCTGACAATCCAATTCATCGTATGGAAATACAGCCAAATTTTGAATATAACCATTGGTATCCAATTCTTTAACTTTTGATTCGAGCCATTCATTACTAATGGTATCCGAATGTGTATTATATAGAATAAACCAATCCCATACTATACCTTTACTTTGATTTTGTAGTAAAGAACGTAAACTATATTCAGCATGCTCTTTTGTAAGAGTTGCGTGAGTTGTAAATATACAATTATTCATAACTGTATTATTTTTTTATAATTTTCTAAGTAATATTTTAAATCTTCAGGTGTTCCCAATCCCCACATTTTTTCAATGTTGAATGTTTTGATTTTTTTACCATCACCGATTGCTTCATTGAAAGTAGGGCAAGTATAAAACTCATTATTTGTTCTGATGTTTTTACTAATCATTTGTTCAGCGTACTTTACATAATCAGAACCTTTAGCCCAATAGTAAACACCAACCGTTGCAATATCTGATATTGGATTCTTCTCAGCCACCTCCGTAACATATCCATATTCATCTACTTTAGCGAATGACCATTTTGGATGTGTTGCTGTAAATGTTAGAATACCTCCATCAACTTTTTGTTCAATCATTTTATACATAAACTCATTTGAATCCCATTCTACGAACTGGTCGGAGTTTGCCATCAACAATGGTTCATCATTGTTAATGAATTCTTTTGCTAATAGAGTTGTACAAGCTGCCCCCTCCGTCATCCCATCGACTTCTACTATTTTACAATTAGGAGTGATTAGGTTCAATAGGGTATCCAAATTAAACTTGGCTCTATGCTCTTTTTGTACAACATAAATAAAGTTAGCATCTATATTTAGGTTATCAACAACCACCTGAATCATTGGTTTACCTTCCACATCGATTAGTGGTTTTGGGAATGTGTAGCCTGCTGCTGCGAATCTACTACCAGCTCCTGCCATTGGGATAAGAATATTCATCTTACCACCTTGCCATTTTGGTGTACTCATAATTTTATTTTTTGTTTCATCTAATCTACTAATAATTTTTGATAATACCAAATCTTTAGGATTATCAACTCTTAATACATTAGCTCTACTTCTACTTGCCGCCAATAACCCATGCGGAGAATCTTCTACAATTAGGGTTTCTTCTGGTAAGCATCCCATCATACTCATAGCCTTCCAATACATTTCAGGATGCGGTTTAGAGTTCTTTACATCCTCATTAGAAAGGATTAAATCCATATACTCAATTATACCTATCTTTGCCAACATCACCAATACAGACCTTCTAATTGAGTTTGAGCAACATGCTAACTTATATCCTCTATTACGAAGTTCTTTAAACAATTCGATTTTATCTAAATCGGGTTGTAAATCAGTTATTGCTTCAATTGTAAGATATTGTTTTCTATTCCAAACTGTTTCATATGTGTTTGGGTGTAATCCTTTATTTTGTGTAAGTAGTTCTAATTTTTGATTGGTTTTTAGTCCATCGTATATCGAAAGATGTTCTGCTTCTGATATAACATATTTATCACTCTTGTCAATTTCCCAAAGAGCTTGGTTTAATGTTTTAAAGTGTATATCTTTTGCTTCAACTAATACACCATCTAAATCAAAAATAATTAATTTTGTCATATTTTATATTTTTCTTTTGGGAATCTTTCTTTATAATGAAAAAATTCAATATTTTGTCTACTGTTGAATATTGAATATGGTTTCCAATTTTGACCTTTCTGAATAAAATTTAGCTCTGCATCAAATCTATTTCTCTTTATATTTTCTAAATTTATTGTTTTTATATAATCAGCTTTTGCCCACCAAAAATTACCAGAGTAAAATTGAATGCCCGATAATGTTGTATCAAATTCACATCCAAATGTATTATATTTTGTTCTTTGAAAAATAGCAAATACATCTTTTACTTTTTCAACATTAAAATACATCATTAAATTTCTCCAATCTTCTATATTTTCATAGTTAGAATCTTTTAGTTTAGATGCTCCTTTTGTATGAAAATAAAAAATATAATCAGAATCATTGAATTTATGTATATCTGATTCTATCAATTCCAATGTTGTAAACTCATGCCCTTCAGCTCTAACATCTCTTATTTTTGTTTTATCTAATAAGGATAATAATTTTTTTGTAGATGTATTTTTATTAGCTACTGATATTCCTATATTTAAATTATATTCAAAATCAAATTTACTTTTAAGTAAATCTAATTGTTCACTTACTATGGATTCTATACCATCTACTGCATATATGTGATAGTAAACATATACCATTATAATGTATTATAATAATCGTTTTGCTTTTCTTGTCTTTTGATTGTCTTTGGATGCTTTATACAATACATCTCATCTGAAGGAAATGCGGTATAACTTTCAAATCCCCCAATTCTTTCGTGTACTTTTCCAGCCCATCCAATAGTTTCTTTGTTCTTATAGATACGAGTCTGAACATCAGGGAAATTAACCCAACCCTTTTCATCTACTCTCCATCCCCATTTATGAATGTGCGCTTCTGTCAATCCTTCCACTGTGTTTATACGTGGAACTACAATTAAATCTTTATCGATATTTGTTTCTAAAATATCTTCTAAATTAACAATAAGATTTGGGTCTAAGTATTCATCAGCATCTAATTGGAATATCCACTCACCTTTACATTGCGAATTAAGGAAGTTTTTCCAATGAGCAAAATCATTATCAAATTCTGATTCGATTAATGTTATATAATCGGCGTTTGCCTGTAACTCCAAATACTCTACCAGTTCAGTCGGTGCTTTTGGCGTATCCAAAAGAACTACGATTTCTGAATTTTCTCCTTTATAGTTTAGTAATTGTGTAACTAATCTTATAATTTCTTCGTATTCATTACAAGCTGTTATTGCGTAACTTAATTTCATCTATATAACTTTTTAATTTATCGGTTGGTTGCCATCCTAATCTTTCAACTGCATCATTGTTTATTCTAAGAGTTTTTCTATAATTACCCTTTACATCATCTACATATTTTTTATTAGGATATTCTAGCATATCTGCTAACTCATTTAGGGAATAATTACATCCTGTTCCTAACTCCCAAGCATCTTCATGCTTTTCATCGCTTTCAGCTATTCGGATTAATCCATCAACTATATCATCAACGTGAGTAAAATCTCTTCTTTGTTCACCATCACCATGTATTAATATTGGTTCTCCTTTTTGAATAGCATATCTCCAAATCCCAATTACAGCTGCCATATCAGAACCAATCATTTCGCCAGGTCCATACACATTATAAAAACGTGCAATTTCTGCATTTAATCCATATACCTCTTTATGCATCTTTATCCATTCTTCTCCCATATGCTTTGTTAATGCGTATGGTGATAATGTTGGGTTATGATGGCGAGATGATGAACCAGCGTATATTAATTTACTTTGGCTTCTAAAAGCGTATTCTACTACTTTTTTTGTTCCTTCTACATTTACACTAAAAGTCCAAGAAGGATTTTGGAATGATGGTTGTATTCTACTTAGCGCCGCTAGGTGAAATATGTATGTGTAGAATTTATCACCTAAAATATCTATATCTCTAATATCAATTTTTGAAAAATTAGCACCTAATTTTTTGACATCCTTAGCTTCTTTACCAATAGATAAATTATCAATTACGTCTACATCGTATCCTCTACTAATAAGTTTCTGCGTCAATGCATAACCTATAAAACCACAACCACCTGTAACTAATACTTTTTTCATTGCTCTTCGTTGTGTGATTTATTATTTGTATAATGCCAAGCACTACCACTTGGATACTCATATGTAGTTGATGTGGATGGGTTATAGGAAATAGAACCATAACCAGGAGTAGTTGTAACTGCAAACCCAGGTGATGATGTACCAACTGAACCCGTACTACAAGTTATCTTATATGGATTATCCATTGGGTTAGGATAGTGTGGGTGTTGCCAAGTTGGGAATTGTTGTATGTTTGGAACTCCTATACCTGGTCCAATTGGTGTACCAATTAAATCATTTACTTCTGCTAATTTATCTTTTAGTGCATCCCATTGTTTTGGTGTGGGTGCGTATTCGTGGCAGGCTTCTACGAAACCTTTAAGCCATATAACGTATTCTTTTGATGTCATTATTATCTACCTTTTAATTGTGAGCGTTTATCTATTCCCGTAACATTCATATTCTTTGGGGTCAATTCATTAACATCCATAGTCAATTCTATTACTTTTTGTAATCCACTTATTTTATATGTTCTATAAGCATCATTTGTTATGATTGGAACTTTAGCAACTACATTTTCATAAAACTTTTTAGCACCACCCCTCATTTGCAATTTTTCAGTATTCTCATTTACAAATTTTCCAAAGAACTTTTTTATTAAATTTGGGTTTACATTGGATACTTTTACGCAATGTAATATATCTTTACCTTGAGATACAAATAGTGTATAAATTATTGGTGCCGTTGTTTCTGTAAATTTACCTGTAGTCCCATCTACATAATCGTATTCTTTTATAAGATAAAATTTACCCCTTGTCATTTTATTAGGAGCTACTACGTTTCTATCATCAATTGATTTACGATATATAGGATTGTAATTCATATTACTTACTTACCATTTTTAGTTTAGGTAACTGCATTGGTTGAAACGTTGGTTGTTTCTTATTATAAATACCATACTGATTTAAAATAGTATCAAACAATTGAGTCATTTTCGATAAACTGAAGTTTTGCTTATTTTGTTTACCTAATTGAAATGCTTCTATTTTATATTTGTCATAGTTTTTATAGATATCTTTAATCAAAGGAAGTGCTTTAGAAACATTTACATTAAACCACTTTGCTTCTTTTAACAAAAAATTATCTGCTGCTGATTCGTGTACAGGCTTCAATTCACCATCTAACAATACCGCTCCACTTTTTAAAAAATCTAAATGCCCACTCCAATTACTTACTAAAATTGGTTTTCCTGTCAAACTGAATTCTAATAATGGTCTACCAAATCCTTCACCTTTTGTAAAATTCAACATTGCTTTTACTTTTGGATGTTCATATAAACCATTCATTTGTGAAGGTGTTAAATCGCCATGCAATAAATAAATAGAAACAGTTCCATAATCTTTACCTAAAGTTTGTCTTATATTTGATACAAGTCTTTCTCTATCAATCACACTAAATCCTGCGGTAGATGTTTTTAAAACTAATGCTGGCTTTACTTTTTCATTTTTAAATGCCATAGCAAATGTTTTAATCATCATTCCCACATTCTTTCTATCTTCACCTAAGTCACCCCTTAACCAATGTCCTACAAACAAAAATGCAAAATCTTCTTTAATTTCATCCAATTCACTAACAGTAGCAACTACATCAGTTCCAAAATCATTTTCATCAAATCCTTCAAAAAGAACTTCAACAGGTTTTTGTATTCTGTGTTGACCAATTTGTTTACCAGTTTGCCTATCTTGCTCATTGTAAACCGTATCAACTAAACTTTTCTTTGAATGTTCTGATGGTACGATTATTAAATCCATTCGATTACATCCGTGAATCCAATCTAATGCACAATGGGTTGTTTCAATACCTGCAGTAATTCCGATGTTATAGAATCCTAATGGTTGAAATTCATTCGGAACGGTCACTTGAATATAAATATCTGGCTTTTGGTCAGGTTTTTGGATAATATTATTAACAATCCATTTATGAAATTCATTTTCATAATTAAGAGCATCCATAGGAGTTGCACCCCATCTTGTACTGATTACTTTAATATCAAACTTATCTAATTTATATAATGATTGTAATAAATCTCTCGCGTGGTCTCCATATCCACTTCTCGTTGCTACGGGTGCCTGAAATACTAATGTTGGTTTACTCATATTAGATGTTTATCAATTTAAATTTTTTCTTTGGTTTCCAATTTTCAAATGCACCTTCCATACCTTCAATGAGTGCATCACACATAGCTTCTCTACTTAACTTACCTTCTCCCATCATCCACTTTCTACCTTTCAATCCAGCAGCTTTTCTATCTTCTATTGGAGTTTGATACCATTCCATAATCAAAGGCGATACATCTTCAAAATCAATTCTATCATCAAAAATATATGGTGTTGGAACTGAACCCGTTGTTGAACGAACTGGCCAAATTGGTTTTACCCAATCTCCCCAAACGTGTGTATTCTTTTTATGCTTATTGTGTAAAGAACCAATTTCTAAATAATCTTCTGCAGTTAATAATTTACCACTACCCTTAACTCTGAATCCACATTGGTCTTGCAAACCACCCGTTACAGTTGTAATAATTGGAGTACCAGCCATAATTGATTCAGCTGTACCTAATCCAAACCCTTCGTTTGATGATAACATAATTGTTACATCTGCTAAATTGTAAAGATAGTTTAGTTCTTCTTCTTTTAGTTTTTCATCTACAAATATGATATTTGCATCTGGCATCAAATGTTCTGCTGTTTTTATCAAATCAGTACCATGTTCTTCAACAGGTTTTGTTTTCATAACTAAAACAACCTTATCTCTTTTTTCTTCCGGTAATGCTTCTCTAAATGCGTTGAATGCCAACATCACATCAATAGGCTGCTTTCTTCTAATATTTCTATTTGTCCAATAAAGAACAAATTCATATTCTTTATCGCCAAATATTTTATTTTTGAAATCAGTTGGAACATCTACGGGTTTATAGATATCTGAACGAATACCATGTGGTACATAACTTACTTGCCAATCTTCTGGCTTAGTCCAATGTTTTTCTTTATCCCAACTCCAAACTCTTTTAGTAATACCATAAGTTTGTTTTGAAATACATCCAATCCAATCACAACTTTCGTAGTAATCTCTATTGTATTTTGGGTCTGGCAAATCATCCCAAATATGATAAAAGAACAAAGGTACTGATTGGCGGATTTCATGTTCAATCTCATATAACCAAATCCAATATCTTGGGTCGGTGAAGTGTAGAATTGCATCCGGTTTTTCCATCATTAACAATTGACGAATAATATCGGCATTTCCATATCCATCAAACGGATATATTTTAACATTAGCATCTTCAACTCCTGTTTGCTTTCTAACGTCCTCATTTAAATCGAATATTTTTCCTGCTTCTGGGTGTTTGATTGCTGCACCTAATTGTACCCAATCGTACTTATGTACTGTACCTAAAACCAATTGCTTTGATACATTAGCTATACCACTAGCCATTCTAAGGTCATCGGAGAGTAACAGAATTTTCTTTTTTGCCATAACTTTTTAGTTCGTTCTTAAAATTGTGAGCCACTAATTTGTAGGGCTGTGTGTTCATTTAGTTGTTTTCTAAATTTTTCATTTTTGGTGTAAAGGTCTAAAGTTCTATTAACAAGTCTTTGAAAGTTTAATCCACCTTGAATGGTAGATATTTTAAAATCCTCATCATATAACCTTTTTATAACTTTAACCGTAGTTAATTTTAAATCTGCCATAGTTGATAATATTTGTATATACATATATATACAAAAAATTATTTTCCATCACAATATGTTCCGTAAAATTCACACCATCCACATAATTTAGATGGCTTCTTAAAAAATTCTACATCAGTTCGATACGAACCATCAGTATTAAAAACATTATCTACAAATGTATTAAACTCATTCCAAGCTTTATTAATAGATTGTTTACCATTTGCTGGAACGTGTCTACTAATACGTGGAATATTATATTCAGTATTTTTGGAAACCTTTCTTTTTAGAATAATAAACTCAACATCTATCATATCCATAGAAACTCCTAACATTTCTGAATAAAACTTTTTGTAAAGAAGTATTTGTGCGTTTTTAGTTGGGTCTTTCTTTTGGTATTTATTCCAACCCGATGTAGATGTTTTGAAATCTATGATTCGATATTTGTTATCGAACTTACTTCTAACTACTAAATCTATGAATCCTAAAAAATTGATATGCTCTCTAATTTTTGTATTGATTGGTTGCTCAATAGCAACTAACTCATCATACTTTAGAGAAAAGAAGTTGTTGAAGTTTTTAGATTTTTGAAAGTAATCCAATATAAGATTACCATCTTCTAAAAACTCTACCAATTCTTCTTTAGTACAGATTGGTTCTTTACCTTCGTTAGATTCTTTGAGATAAATCTCTCTCATTTTTTCTTTAAGAAATGCTTTAGTATCCATTCCCTTATCTGCTTGTGATTTGGAGATACGAAGGCATCTACTTAAATACTCTTGCAACGTTTCGTGCATTGCTGAACCAAATACTGAATGTATATTGGATGTGGATTGTGATAATCCATCAATGTAACTTAGTTTGTATTGTTGTGGGCAACTGCTCCACATACTATATTGTGAAAATGATACTCTAGCCATATAACAAATATACGAAATTTATTTAAAAAAACCAAAGAATTATATCTTTAATTTTAGTTTCGTAATTTGTTTTTTCTCTATTCCGTACTTTTCACAAATGTATTTAATATTTTCTCTACCTTCTCTAGTAGAGTATAAGATATCAATATATTCTAATGCCTGTGATTCTGGCACTGTAAATTCTTTCTTAATTAACTCAACTAAAAATTCTTCGTATTTTTCATCAGCTTTTCCTTTTGTATATTTTAGATATTGCTTTCCTTTTGGAAGAACATTAATATACAATTTGTACATATCCTTTGGTTCTAAGGTTTGAGTTAATGGTAATAACGATGCAATAAGCTCAACCCATTCCGGCTTCATAGATAAGAATCGGTTAATCATAAAGTTGCTCCACGATTTTTTATCTTCTTCTGAAAGTTTACTGAAGTAGTTTGGGTCTTGCTCTGCAGTTATTGCATTTAAATGGTCAAATAACTTTTTAGCCGCCATTATTTTCTTCTTTTGTACTTCTTAATTCATCAGGTAAAAATTCATCTAATGGTTTACCACAATTAGTACATAAAGGTACTTCGAATGGCATTACGGTATCTCTATCACCGCCGGTTAATAATTTAGATGCCTTACGAAATCTATACCCCATCATAAATAACAAGTTACCACAATGTCTACATGCTATATCACGTGTATTTTTTAAATCAATTTGTTGTGGTGCTTGGAATTGCATGTTTTCCATTATTTAATAATATTTAAAATTTGAATAATTGTACTCATAAAAACTATTTCTTTATCTACTACTAAAGCATCTTTGGATAATCCATCTGCGATAGTTAAGATTACATTTGCTTTATTGTCACTTGCGTAATCATCTACTTTATCATACAACATTGAATACATTTCCGAATAATCATTTAATCGATTATCTGCTACCGCCTGTCTGATTTTCATAAATAGATTACGTTTATCATCTGATGATTTTAGTAAATCAATCAATTTAGTTTGAAAGTTTGATTCCACCATAATTGTATGGTCTACTTTCAATTCACCTTTAGCTGATTGTAGTTGACAGGTGTTTAAGATTCTACGAATATCAGGGTAATATGAATTGATAATATCAGCCATATTCTTTGGTTCGTATTTAATCTTTTCTGCATCTAAAATTTTAACAACCTGTACTGCTACATCTTTTTTAGTTGGTGGTGTAATTGCAAATGCTTGGCAACGGCTTTGAATAGGGTCAATAATTTTCTCAATGTAATTACAAGTCAAAATGAATCGGCAATGCTTACTAAATGTTTCCATTAAGTTTCTTAGAATTGCTTGTGCGTTTGGAGTCATATAATCGAACTCATCAAGGATAATCACTTTGTATCCTGCAAAACCTACCGAAGATGCAAAGTTCTTTACCTTTGTTCTTACAGTATCTACATTGTTTTCATCCGATGCGTTGATAATCATACTATCACATTTGATTGTGTTTACGATTAACTTTGCTAATGTAGTTTTACCTGTTCCCGCTTTACCATACAACAATAGATGTGGAATATCATTATTTTCTAAATATTGCTGAATAGTTTCTTTGATAGTTTCATTACCAACATAATCAGCAAGCGTTTGTGGGCGGTATTTCTCTACCCATAAACTATGCTCTCTTTTGTTTATATCGTTTGCGAAAAAACTCATAATTAATTTTTTATAAAAACTCCGTTTTCTGTTTTACCTTTTCTATCTCTGATTTCATTCCAAGCTGCTTCTAAACATTCAACTGGCTCCAAACCTAATTGCTTTGATAAAATAATCAGAGTTACAAACGAATCACCGATACCATCTTTTATTTCTTCATCTTTAGATTTCAATAAAGCACCTGCAGTTTCACCCACTTCTTCTAACACCTTTAACATTTGTTTAGGTGCATTATCCGGAACTAAAATCCCTTTATCATGTGCCCATTGAGTCACATTTTCTATTAAATTATCGAAACTCATAGTTTAGTTTTTACTTTCTAATTCTCTTTGTTTTTTTGATTCTTCGCTAATTGGTCTTGGGAATATACTAAATTCCATACCATTTTGTCTAAATGTTAATCTATCGCTTTCGTTTGGTTGAATTTGCAATACCAATGGAGAAGCTTCTGAGTTTTCATTATTCCAAGCGAATACTACTGGTTCATTGTTAAAAAATTGAAAACACCATTCTGCGTCCTGAATAACTTTTGGTTGTTGGGGTTCAACACTACCTTGCTCTGGTGGAAATAATTCTAATTGTTCCATTTCTTTTTTCTTAGCCATTTTCATTAATTTTGAATTTCTACTAAATAATATTTACAAACGAACTCATCAATAATGAATTCAACGTGAGCTAATCCATCAGCTGATACTTTGAGTTTAGCGGATGTTGCTTCTTTATTAGCCGTTAAAATTTCTTTTAGATACTTAGCGGAGAATGAAATGGGTTTAACTTCACCAGCGAATCCTTTTTCACAAGTGAATGTTACTCTATTTGTAGAGATTGTTGAATAACCAATAGCCATTTTCAAATCACCACCTTCAGTAAATACAGTGAAAGTATCAATATCGGATAATGCACCTTTTGCTTTGATAAATTTATCAATCATAGTGGATGCCATTTCGATTGAAATACCGAATTCTGGTAATTGTTTCAAATCAGGTACCGCAGGAATTACACCTAAATCTGCTAATTGGTAAGATGTTTCAGTTTCTTCTGAATTTAATTTCAATACAGTTGCTTTATCACCTACTGTATCTACATTAAGATTAATATCATTATCCAAAATACCAATAAGGTTTTTCAATAATGATGTGGTATAAATACCAATGTTGAATGGTTTTGATGTAAAGCCATTAAAATCCACTTCACCAAGCATTGTCTTGTCATCAGAAATAAAACGTACTGAAAGTTTGTTACCTTCTGCGTTCCAAGCTACTGATTCAATAACTCCACCCAATGAATACTTTTGAATGAATCGTGTTAAATTGTTTTTGTTCATAATCTAGTTTTTAAATTTTATTTTATAATTACAAATATAAGGAAATATTTTGAATGTTCCAAATTAAAAGGAAAAAAACTTTTTAGCAGTTTGAGCTTCCGTACTAGCTTTTTCCCACTTTAAAGCTTTGTAGAAATCATCAATTTTGTTCTCTAATTCTGCTTTGTAAATCTCATCTCTATCTATATATTGCTCTACAAAATCCATAACCTGTTTAGGGTCATTGTAATCTTTGAATGCTAATCCTTCTAATCCTAATGGGTTTGTTTTTAGATATACCCACTTTACTTTATCACCATCTCTGATTGGTTCGTGTTTATATGGACAGTTAAAGAATTTTAGTAATCGGTTATATGCTATTCCGGCTTTGACGTGTGCAGGTGTTCCTTTTTCAAAATCTGCAATTGATTTACCTTTAACCCAACTACCATTATCATATTTACTCAATTCTTTTATTGCCCCACCTTTAGCGATTTTATTTACAGGTAAAATAGCCATTGATTTTTTGAAGTTCAATAATGATTCATCTATTTCTGAATTAGATTTACTCATTAGAATATCTTTTAATAACTTAGCCATAAAGTCCTGAAATGCTTTGGGGAATGAAGAACGAACAACATCTAATCCCTTAACATCTAACTTATCACAGGGGATACCATTTTTCAAAATCATCCATTGTGCGTATCTTTTCTTTGCTACCCAAAATCCAGCCTTGCTGATATACTCTTTCTTAATCTCAAAACGATGCTTATCTTTTGGAATAAAGAAAAACCTTTCTGCTAATAAATCATAAAACTTATTTAGGAATGATTGAGTTTCTTCAGCAATAGTATTAACTTCTTCAGCCATTCTATTCTGGTCAAATTCTTTGTAGTTTGGATAACGATGCTTCACCAATGGTTCAGCCATCATATAGATAGAATCAGTATCTATATAAACATTGTAGTCGTCTCTTGTTCCGAGTTCTTTCCAGTATTTGATGTTTGCCATTTCTGCTGTCTTTTTGATAACAGTTTGGCCGGTGATTGTAACCGCTTCTGCATTATCAATATCATAAAACCTAAAGGCAGGCAGACCAAGAACACCATACATAGAGTTAAGAAGAATCTTCTGAACCAATTGTCTCTTTGCATAAAATTCGTATTTTTCTGTATCTTTTTCTTCTCCGTATTTTTTTTCTAACTTTCGGAATTCAACTCTTTTTTGAAACCAATCATTTAGGATATCAGCAATAAGACCAGGCTTATCCTGATTATATAATACTCCATTTGCTGCTATTCCTAAATTACTATCTTTAATTACTTCTGATAATTCAGTTCTATTGTATTCGTATGTACTACCCTCTTTACCAACTAATTTATAAACCTTATCTTCTCCTCTAATCCATTCTTCAGCATCCCAATTCTGAACTTTACCAATCTTTGTTTCTGGTGAAATGTTTAATGTCATAATGATTGATGGATATAGTGATGTTAAATCCAAATCATATATCCAATCATACTTACCAACGATGGGTTCTTTTACATATGCTCCAATAAACTTTTCTTCGTTGTTATCTCTAAGAGCTTGCATTCTTTCCTTCCTATCTTTTGGTTTGTTGGTTGCCACCAATCTTTTCTTTTTCAGATATCCCAAACACGCCCCTTCTAACCACTTTGATGAAAAAATGTAATCTTCATATGGAACGTAGCCCGCGTGGCAAACTGCTCTACATAATTCAATGAACTGAAGTTTGTTATCCATTGCTACAACCAAGTCCACATCGACAATGTTATATTCAATGAATTTTTCCAAATCAGTTTCAAATAGGTCATCTAAATTACCTTCATACTCTACTTTACCTCTACCCAATTCTTTTGTAGCGATATAGTTCAATGTATAAGATGATTCTAATGTGTATGTGTATGTTTTGTAAAGATTGAGATAATCTAAAATACTTACACCACCAAATTGCCATTTATCTCTATAAGGTGAATAGAATGTCTGTCCTACGGGCGATAATCGTTTAGCGTTACCCTCACCGCATATATTTTTGATACGATTATAAAGATACGGAATATCAAAGAAGTCGATGTTCCAACCTGTTAGAATTGTTGGATTAACTTCTTCGTAATAGTTTATAAAGGATTGTAATAGATTTCGTTCATTATCAAAGATATGAATCTTAGCCTGTCTACCATCTTTGTTAAACTGATTGGTGTTATTTTTTATCTTTCTTTCTTTATCTAAAACGAATACATCGAATAATTTGGTAGCTCCATCGTATGCGGCAATTGATGTAATTTCGTTTTTAGCTTCTTTTGTGTTTGGTAGGCCTGATACCATTTCTACCTCAATATCAAATGTAAGAACTCTATGTCCATTTGATGGTAAATCACTATCGTATATATCAACTAAGACTCTCGTAGTTTC